GGAAAAATGAAGGATTCCCGATTCCACTAATTGCGGTCAGGAGATTAGTATCAGGTGGAGGGGAAAGAGAATTAGAGAAGATACTGCCTAATGTTAATGATGAGTTAGAACTTGAGAAAGCCCTAAGAGAATTAATTACTCCTGATGAAGCAGCAGCTGGTTATACATTAAGGAATACCAATGGTCGTACCGCTGCTGGTCAACAGCTTATTGTTAGATATGAAGGCACCATGAACCGTCATATGAATGAGATGGATGAAATAGCGGTACAAGGTGCAAGGCAGATGCAGGAACTTGGTTTTGGGGAAAGAGTTGCTGGTGTAACCTTTGGGCCTGAAAAAACATTTCTTCTTAAAGAATTAGACTGGGGAACAAGAGAGGCTCCCGGCCCATTAAGATTTCTGTATCGTGCACTTCATGGTGAAGTTAAAGGTATACCATTCTCTGAAAATACTAGAGCCTTATCTGAAAATATTTGGGTAACAGGTCGTGGTATGACTGACTCTGCTCTTGCACATCCTGCTATGTCACCACAGAATCTTAATGCTCGACAAAAACTTTTTAATGATTTAAAGGGTTTCACTAAATGGGAAGAATCTATGAGAATAGATTTTGATCCCAAGCAAGGGTTTATAGCACAGGACTATTTTTATCGTGGCTGGAAGGTAGCTGAAGGTTTGTCAACAGATACTGTAGGCGTCAATATATCTCGTTTGGCACAAACACCTTCATATCAGAAAGCACGTACTACCCTGTCATACTGGGAATTAGAAGATGCTGGTATGGAACCTTTATATAGAAACCCATGGCATATGGCATTACATTCAAGACAGGCAGGACTTAAGTATAGATTACAGGTAGAACTTGCTGAATATCTTTTAAGTCCACAACTTAATGTTGCTTTTCACGCACCTCTTAAGAGTGACCTACTTAATTTAAAGACAACCCATGGAAAGAGTTTCCGTGTTCCTAAAGTTGGCCCTGCCTTTGAAGGAAAGGGTCATGCAATTATGAAACAGAAGGATACAAGTGAAGCTTTAGAGGGTGCACAGGTAGAAGAATTCCTGAAAATACAATCAGCACAAGTTGATGAGATAGCAAGACCGGGTGCTATTGCTGTACCAGATGAAGTGGCAAATGCATTGGAATCTATATTCCATGGTGGTGCTCCACAATGGAATAAAGTATTTAATATTCATATTCCAAAGACGAATATAACTATGACAGGAGATATTACCAAACTAATTGATGCCCTTGTTTTTATTCCTAAACGTATCAAGCTGTTTGCATCTCTTTTTCAGGTAACTGACTTTAGCAGAAGGATAGGAGTTGGTGGAATTCATGGTGTTGTAGAGTCAGTATGGTCTGGACTTAATCGTGGTATGACACCAAACGAAGCATTTGATGCTGGTCGTGTTGTAGCAGAATCTAGCCAGAGTGTTGGCAGTATAGGAAAGGGATGGGTTGATATGTGGGGTGGGTATTTTAGTGCAGGAAAAACTAGTCACTATCGTAACCTTTTAAAGAGTACAGATACAACTGGCCCTAATGCAGTTATGGAAGGTACGGATATAACATGGGATGGTCTGGTAAGAAATGGATTAAATACCAGAGACTTAACCATACTCCCCGGTCAGGATGTCGTAGAGATGGTAGATGACATTGCCAGAAGTGCTAATTTTCCCAAGAAGATGTTGCAACATGTCAAGGAACTAGAATATTCATCAAGAAGGGGATTATTTAATAGGGCTTATCCAGCTGCCATAATGACAGATGTTAAATATAACCTTGTTCCTATTGCCAAGAGAATGTATCCCAATGCTAGTGATGAACAGATTATGGCACTGGTGGCAAGACAGGCTAATCTAAAATACTCCACGCTTTTAAGATCACAGAGCAGGGTAACTCAATTCTTTAGGGAAGTTCTTACACGTACCATGTTCTCCCTTAACGAGAATGAATCCCTCTTAAGGCAAGTATTCAAGGTTGCATTTGGACATGAGAAGGCGTTCTGGGCTAAGTACTGGCTTAGTGCCGGGTTATTCTTTACATTCACAGCAAACATTATTCATGCTGCTACAACCTTGGTAACAGAAGGAGAAGCAAAAGTATTACCTAAAGACAGGTATGTTCCTGTACGTGTAAAAGATAAGGGATGGCCTATTGGATATCAAAGTAGTTTTTTATCCCCTGATATTCCAATAACAACACGATCCGGGGAAAGGGCTATGATCGATATGTTGGGACAGTTGGACACGGCAGGTCGTATGTTACAACCTTTGAACTTTATTACATCTAGACAAGGTGCAACGATGGGAGCATTACAACACCTTGTTACTGGTAAAGATTTTTATGGAAGGGAAACAGATAAGTTCGGACATATTGGTAGGGTAATGCAATTTGCATTTGATATAGGAGTGCCTATTGGAATGGGTGAAGCTGGTATTGGTGCTGCAAGAGAAGCTTTTGGTGAACAGCAACTTCCTGCGGTTGATCTTATGGGAAGTTCCATAATTGCACCTGATACAAAACTGGGAGATGTTCTTCCAGTATCTGAACAATCACTTGGAATGGCTGGCATGATGCTTGAGGCAACAGGTGAAAATATACGAGCACCAAGTTCTGTTGATCTACAGAGGAAGATGATTCTAAATACATTCCCTAATTCAAATGCTAAGAGATTAAGGGAATTAGATGCACCTGCTGTATTAAAAATTGAAGAAGACCCTGACAATCGTCTTCTCCGTGAAGAGTTGAAGACACGATCTAAAGAAGGTGCAGCACTTGATGATGTATTTGATCAACAGAGAGTTGAGAGGGATGAGGTAAAGAGTTCAAGAATGCAAGCGGAACAGGACTTAGTTGCACGATATGAACTTAGATCACGTGAAGGTAAGTCATGGGAACCAACTCAATTTAAGAATGATCTCCGTAAAATAAACCAAGAGCATCGTGTTAGGCAGGACATGATCAGTAAGAAATACGGTGAAGACCCCATGGTAGCAATGGCGCTTCTTGATAAAGAAAATATGTCTCAGGAAAGATTAGATCAAATGAGGCATGATACTCCAGTAAGGTGGGCATGGCATCAGTATGGAATGTTGATTAATGAGCATTCAGAGGCATTTAAAAAGATGGACTATGATGCTTTTAATGCAGCCTTAAACGAGGAGCAGGAAGACTGGGGTGAAGAATTAATTAACAGATTTGATGCTCACAGAGCAAACAAATCATCAGTTGATCATGCTGACAGAGTTCATGCTTATTATCAGGCTATGGATAGATTAGACAAAGTTGGATGGTTTGATAGTAAGAAACTTAATGCACTGGCACTCCAGATGAGCAATAGGATGCCGAAGAGAAAAGATGGAACAGGATTGTTAGAAATTTGGGAAGAATGGTTAAAGGCAAGTAGTGAAGAACGTAGAAGGATTGAACGTACCAGTCCTTATAGAGATACAATTTTAATGCTTGGTAGAGAACGGACTAGATATAGGAATGAACTATTGTCAGACCCACAGATTGGAAAAGAAATTGATATGATAGTTATTGAATGGTTTGGTCGTGTGCCTATGCACCGTGACAATCTATTATTATATGAGAGCCTATATGGAGTTCTACCAACACGAATGGCATCAATAAACTAAGGGGGAATAAGGATGGTTAACGAGAATAAAGAACCAGTACAGGCACCATTGCCTGATATGGATTCAGGTGGAGATACAGTCATACCTGAAGTAAATCCATTGATAGCGGAAGCAGATAGACTTAATGGTATATCTGATTCTGATATTACTGAGGCTCCTATTATAGAGACACCTGTAGCGGAGACTCCAACCATACCCCAGACTCCTGTACCAGAAGTTCCTGATACTCCTATTGCTACTAATATGCCAGCTGCTCCTGCTGTACCAGAACAATATACACCTCAACAGATACAGCAGATGCAACAACAGGCTGCACAGTATCAACAGGTACAGCAGCGAGCATCTCTTCAACAAGAGGCACAGAGATATCAACAACAACTTGAATCTCAGGGATATATGCCTGATCAGGCACAACAAATTTCTCATCAGTTCATGCAGAGTAGGGGTGCTCAAATGGATATGATGAGACAGAATGAACAACAGACCCAGCAGTTACTGGGTAAACAGGCAGCAGCCGAACATTTTGCAAAACAGCACAAGCTATCTTTTGAAGATATGCCTACTCTTAGATTGGCTGAAACACCTGAACAGATGGAACAGATAGCTAAGAAGATTGCAGATGACCGTAAGGTTAGAGATGAACTTGCACAACTAAGAAAATCACAGGTGCCACCACAGCAATTTGATAATTCACAGGGAGCACCTGAAGTAGCAGCTAATGACGGAAGTTGGTTAGATCGTTATAATGCAGGAGATAGATCGCCAAATGCTACAGCTGCTGCTCGTAGAGCACTGGGTATTGAATAGTCATAAGGAGGATATAGCCGATGGCACAGACAGCAACAACTGGGAATCTGGAAAATGCCCAGAGAATAATCCTCGCAGCAGCGAGGTATACAGAAGAGCACAATGCTCCAGCAATAAATCTCATTGAGAGTTTTACATTGCCTAAAGGGGCGAAACAGGTAACCGTACCGAAGGTCGCCCAGATGTCAATGAGCGATCTTGTCGATGGACAAGACATAGTTGACGAGGAAGAAATTGGTATGACTACTGTTGACCTCACGGCATCAGAGGTTGGGGCCAAGGTTATTCTCACTGACAAACTGGTAAGACAGGCAGCTGACAATGTTATGAGTATTGTTGGGCGTCAGCTTGGTGATGGTATGGCACGTAAAAAAGATAACGATGTCACCGCACTGTATTCAGGATTTTCGGTAGATTTGGGTGCATCTGGTAGAGATTTTGATATAGCAAATGTAGCTGCTGCGGTTGCGTATGCAAAGGGCAGTAACTTTGGTAGCCAGATATATATTAATCATCATCCCTTTACTGTATTTGATCTAGCTAAAGAAGCTGCTGGTACAGCAGCCACGTATCCCATGACACCGGGATGGTCACAGGACTTGCTTGGTAATTTCTGGAGTGGTATACGACCAATATTTGGAGTTCCTGTTTTTGAAGATGGGAACATAACCAGAACTACGGCAGCTGCTACAGTTGGTGTTATTGCAGATAAGTCTGCACTTGCTGTTTTGAAGTCCATAGATACCAGAACAGAGAGACAGAGAGATGCTTCTCTCCGTGCTACAGAACTGGTTATGACATCTGACTATGGTGTATTTGAACTGGATGATAGTAGAGGAGCAGCACTTACGCTCGACTCCACAACTCCAGCAACGACTTAATAGGTGTACACCTAAAGGACTAACATGACAACTACTAAAGAACGAACTGAGATGAGAGAAGAACTGGTAGAGCAGGGATACTCTTGGGAGTATATCGATGGGTGGCAACCCAAGATAACTCTTTACAGACATGCTCCTATAATGTCTCAAGATGGTAATGTAGTTAGTCCTGTTGGACAAAAGGTAGGTAATCTACCCGGTAATCCAAAATATGTATTGAGTAAATCTAAAATAGGTATGCTTCCATATCCACCTAGTAACACCTGTGAATGCAGGTGGTGTGTTGCCAATAGTGTTGATGTTGAGATTCCTGAAGAACCAAAGAAGGCAGAGCCACAAGAATCTATACTTTGCCAGACCTGTGGTGAGGAAGTCTTTGCTTTAACTAAAGCTGGAGCACTATCAAGATTGCGTGTTCATACGAAAACGCATGAGGGAGCGAAGTAGCTGTAACGATTGACCGTGGCTACTTAATAATTTAATAACGGACAATCGCAGGGCTTGACCCTGTAATAAGTAACCTTGAAGGAGGTTTAGATATGTCTTTTCCACAAACTATAATGGGAAAGTGGGGATGGGAGCAGGTAGTAACTACTGCTAAGAAGCATAAGCTGGGAACCAGAATGCAGATTGCAGAAACTGAATATGTTTATGCATCTGCTGGTGAAGCTGTATTAGCTGGTCAACTTATGGAGTCTGCTGCAGTAGAAGCTAATGAGAACGATGACTTAGCTGTTGCAACTACCGCAGCAGGATCAACGACTATATCTGTTACATTTGGTGGAGCGGTTACCCTGAACGAGTATGCTGATGGATTCCTGTATGTAAATACTGGAGGCGGTGCTGGTGCTGGATTCCGATACAGGATTAAGGGTAATGCTGCTGGAACTTCAGGAGTAACAGTTACCCTAGATCATGAAGATGGTTTGATAACTGCACTAACAAATGGTACTGATGTTGTTGGATGTGCTAAGAATATTACTTCTGGTGTCCTTCAATCTAACACAACTTCTGTTGGAGCCTGTGTTGGAGTAACAATGAATGACATAGCCAGCGGTAGTTATGGATGGCTTCAGGTACGAGGTCAGGGAGTTTGCTTAATAGAGGGAACACCCGGTGCTGGTCTAGGTCTTATGAGGTCTAATGGCACTGCTGGAGCAGTTGAACTTGCTGATGGTTCCTTACAAGATATAGGAGCAATGGGAAGGACTGTTGGTGTTAACGGTGAATACCATGAGGTATATCTAAACATTTAATGGTAGCTGTTCCGAATCCACAAGAAACAGAACTCTGGACTCCACAGGGGGTAACTCATAATAGGGTTACCCCTGTGGGGCATAACTATGAAACAGGTGACTTGATATACGAGTACCAGTTTTTTGTACATGATGATGTTACTAACCGTAAGCATCAGTTTAAAGTTCTTGTAGATGACACTACTTCCAAGGCCCATATAGAAGAGATGGTGGGTAATGCGTTTGAAAGCTGGTTGATAGATGTGAGGATGAGGCACAATAAGCCAGCACCAACCCCTGAACAGCGTAAAGAGATTGGAAAAATTCTTGACCAGATCAGGATTCATAGGGTAAAGCGTAAGGAGAGTAGTAATAATAAACTGTATTACAACGGTCTAAAGTAAAGGGGAATATATGACCACATTAGATACAGAGATTCAGATAACTGAACAAGACTTACAGGCAGTTTTACAACAGAAGATAACTCAGGTTACAAAGCTTGAGATACAGAATGCCTGTATGAGAAGAAATATTATTGAGTTAAACTTAAGAATAACAGAACTGGAAGACCCATTTCCGCAGGAGCCAGACGATGCCTAAAGTAGGAAAGAGACATTTCTCTTACAGTTCAAAGGGTAAGGCTGCTGCCAGAAAGTATGCCAAGAAGACTGGTAAAAAGATGACTCGTACTCGCAAAAAGAAATATTAGTGAGGAATCTGAATGGCAGTAGTTCAAGGTCGTACAAGAGCACAGTTACGGCAATCAATAGGCTATAACCTAGGTGCCGTATATGTTTCATCTGCCAGTGGTAATGGAACCACTACCACAATTGTAGACAATACACTGACAGGTGGTGATGATAACCATATAGGTAAGTGGGTTGTATTCAATGATGCTTCTGCCTCAACAGTAGAGATCAGTAGGGTATCTGACTACACAGCTAGTTCTACTACACTGACCTTATCCCCAGCGTTTGCTAACGCATCTGCAACCAGTGATACATATGAATTATGGGATGATATCTATCCACCTCTAAGGGTGGAAGACTTTATTAACCAGTCTATTCTTGATGCCACTGGACATACATATGATCCAGTAGAGAAATTAGATTTACATTCAGATGGAAAGACACAGAGGTTTGATATACCTTCTGGTCTTTCCATGATTCAGAATATCTATTACCGAACCAGTGTGGATTTTACTCGACTACTCTCATGTAATACTGCCATGGATGAATCAATAGATTCTAACTTTACTATCACAGCAGATACACAGGATAAGAAACAGGGTACTGCCAGTAACAAAATAGTTATAACAGATAGTGCCAGTGCAGGAGATATAGCTACAGACTCCATAACAAGTAAAGATATAAGCAAGTATGATTATCTGGAAGGATGGATTAAGATCACCAGAAGCC